TTTACGAATACGTGCATCATTAATTGTAACAAAGGGTGTGGCAAATGAAGCAACGATATTGGAGCCATCAAAGCTGTTACCGTTTTCCATTTTATAAACAAAACCATCATCATGAGCAAAGATCACAGTCTCTGTTTGGTTTTCATAATCGCTATCAACAACATAAGCTTTGATACCAATTGTTTCAGCCCATGATATATTAGTTGTGTCATTACCAACCATTTGTGTACCAAGAACACCTTTGGCGTTTGCTGTAGATTCACCACTTGCGTTGTAACCAAAGACTCGATATTGTGACTTTTCTTTAATGACACAGCTTGCGAAGCTACTACTTGAAGTAATAAGACTTGTCATTTCAGCCTGAATAGGTTTTGACACCACACCCAATGTGAAGTCACCAACACGATCTGTTGCACCAAACAGACGCAATCCTTCAGGACCAAGGAAGATGACATCGCCACCAATTTCTTGAATTGTGTCAGAGGCAACACAACCTACTTTAGTTGTCACAGGTTGCAATACAAAATCTTGTAAAGTATTACCAACAAGCTGACTAATTGTTTTATCTGTAAAGATAATCAATGCTTCACGAAATGCAATTATGCCAGTAATGACTCCACCAATTGCAATTACACCAGACCCATTGGCTGGAGCAAAGTCTGAATCAGTATATGGTGATGTAAATGTCAAGACATCACCCTTAGCAAAGAACATTTGATTCTTATGGTAAGTAATAAAGCTTGCACCAATGACATCAGATGGAGCAGAGTTTAGTTCAGTGAAGGTAGTTCCATCCCAAATAAACGGAGTATTAAAACCGTCAACACCCATCACCTTATCAATGTTATTTATTCTGTATTTAGCAAAGCGAAGTTTATTACCACCGCTTCTGTCACATGACAACATTGTCAAAGCAGCATTATCTGCGGGACTAGAAGCAAGAGCAGGGAATATAGATAATGAAGCAGCACCAGTAGTTATAGTTGGTACAGCCAATACAGTGTAAACCTTCTGAACACCAGCAATAGAGAAGGTGTCACCGATTTGTGGAGCACTGGTCAAACCATCAACGTTCAATGTAGTGCCTGTCTGAGAACCACCAGCCACCAACACCGTGCCATATACTGGATTATTTATTTTGGTGTGAGTAGTACCTGTGCTTGTGAAGATGTCGGAGTTGCGATAGGATAACACTGTCTCATTCCAAGAGGCAATACCCTTAATTGTGCCTAAATGATTTCCAAAAGTGACAGCAGCTTTGTCGGATGGACTAGAAGCCAAAGATGTTGTAAGTGTCAATGTGGCTTGCTTGTGCGTACTGTTAAACGAAACACCACTAGTAGCAATTGTATATACACCAGTGACACCAGCAATCGTGAGAGTATCACCAGCAACAGGTGTTGTGTAGATGTTGGCAATGATGAGGGTTGTACCAGTCTGTCCTGATCCTTGTACCAGTGGTGCGCCATAAACTGGCACAAACGAGCTAGAGTATTTTGCATACCCCTCGATGCGTTTATAACCACCATCAGTGGAAGGTTCAAAGTTCTTCAGAAGACGAGCGCTACCGGGAGCAAGTGTGCCTTGCTGAAGAGGAGACAGGTTAGATATGAGTCCACCACGGAACTCAAACGGATATGTCTGTAGTCCGTCAGCCATTAACGCACCCTATCACCAAAAGCAAAAGAACTACTACCAGCTTGAATGATGGCAGTAGATCGAATGTATGTATAACGATTAACCAAAATGGTACGCATACGCTTTAGCCCTTCTTCAAACTTAGTCTTGGCAAGGTTGGCAGCTTGCTCATTGCTTCTAAACATGTAAGCGTGATACATAGCACCATCAACAATGACATGGCGAAATCGCTCTGGAATAGAAGGAACGTCAGAAAAACTCTCAAGGTCTACGGGAACACGATAATATTCGTAGACAATTTCATAGTCTTTATCGGGAGGTGGAGTAACACCCCACTCTAAACTGGGGGCATGAAAAACAGAAGATGGTAATTCACGCTTTGATGTATTATCAGCATACTCCTGATCGACAGAGTTTTCAAGATAGTCTTCGTATACAACAACACCAAGTTTCACTGTGGCATTACCTAATGTTGCATTCTCTTTAATACGAAAAGTGTCAAAGTCAATAGAGCCAGCATCACTGGGAAAATCATAACGAGTTGTACCAGCAGTCAAAGTAGTTTCAGCAAGAACATGATTGAAGGGCCACTCATAATGAGTTTGATTAATATCACGAATGGAAGAGTTAACGCTATCTTTGATCTGTGCGTAAAAACCTTTTGCTGTTGCAAAAGTAGAAGTAGTAAGCTCAACCTCGTTCAGTCTTCGATTCACTTCATTAACTAAACCGATATAGTCGTATGCCATTATATTTCCTATTCATAAACAACAAAAGGGAGAGCCTTGTGGAAGACCCTCCCTCTTAGGTCAGCCTGAAAGATTAGGCCAGTTGGTCGCGGTCAACTTCGTCAGCCGCTTCAGCATTCTTGGAGCAGTCAACAACCACAGCCCACACACGGCCAGTGATGATACCGGGAGAACCAGTGATGCTGGTAAGAACGTCAATGGTTTCAGCAGCAGAAGCAAAACCGGGAGTGACACCACCCTTGTTGGTGTTAGCAGCGGTGTTGTCAAAGCTAGTAGCAGCCATGAAAGTGGTAGTACCATCTGTCACTGCGACAGTGTAAGTGGTGACATCAGGGACAGTGGTATAGTTTTGAAAACCAGCAGCCAACACAACAGTACCAGCAGGCACAGAAATACCAACGGTAGTTCCAGAAGTAGCAGGCAACGCCACGACTTTCTCCAGCAAAACTGGTGCGGGACGAACAGATTGAACGATAGACATTTTAAATTTCCTTTATGTATAGATATATAAACGGGGAAGCCTTTTGAGCCTCCCCAGTTTCATCAGGCCACGTTGTACTTTGCAGTTACGATGGCTTCTGGACGCAAGATTTTACGACCATACAAGTGCATACCACGCACGATGTCAGCAAAGCTGTCGGGATCGCGGTAGGTTTCAGTCTTGTTGATCTGCTGAGCAGTTGCCACAGCAGCGTCTTGACCAGCAACGAGCACACCGAAGTTGGTGTTCTGGTTAGCAGTACCAGCAGTACCGGGACCAGTACCGAGGCGTGGCAGGTTGTTCGACACATACACACGGAAGCCGTGCAGGTTGTTGATGACCAAACCGTTTTGCAGACCGGAACCACCGAAGTCGGCGTTCAACAAGCGGCTGTCTTCGTCTTTCAACATCTCGACAAACACTGGATCAACGACCAACCAACGACCTTGGGTGTCAACAAACTGCTGATCCAACAGACGACCCATACGTGCAATCACCATCAAAGGCGAAGCAGTGGCAGTGGGCATTGCAGTTGCACCGGGCAAACGTGGAGCCAAAGGAATGGAATGATCACCAGCAGAAGATGTGGTGATGTTGGCAAAGCTACCTTTGATCAACTTCATAGTGGTCAACAGTTCGTCAGAACCAGCAGAGGCAACAGCCTTAGTACCGGGAGCGGTAGTACGGGCAGTGTTAGCGTTGGTGTGCAGAGCAGACTGAGTGTAACCGGACAAGTAGCCGAGCACGTCTTGGTCATACTGGTCACGCAAGCGATAAGCAGCGCGGTCAGTAGCCATTTGCATGAAGTTCACATGCGAGTGAGCAGCTTCGATGTCGTCAATCTTGAAGGCAAAGAAGTTAGACTGGTCAACAACCAGTGTGAAGTCCTCATCGTCCAAGTCTTGAGCAGTGATCTGAGTGCCACGCTTGTAAGGCTGAACCGAAACTTCTGGCTCTTTGATGATCTTGACAGAGTCGCCCATCTGAGCGATTTCACCGAAGTAGTCATTGTTGGTGATGTCTTCAACAACAGACGATTTGCGGAAAGCGAGTTGTACTTTTTTGGAATAGATTACGGCACTGAAGTTACCATTGGGCAAATTGCCGTAGCCGGGTGCGGAAGGAAAAGCCATTTAAAAATCTCCTATAGATATATTGGCATACATATAAAACATACGCTGACATAGTCCACAGGGCTGTCTATTCTAGGTGTATAAGAATACTCTCTAGCTATTAGAGCATTCGTATAGGCTAGGTCAACTAGGTTGTCTGCTTACTAACGTTTTGCGTTACTGATGTTGAACATTATATTTACAACTGGTGGACAAGCTATAGTCGGCAATGTAGATATGTAGTTCAGTTTTTAAAAGAGAAGACAGCTATATTGAATACAACCGTCTTACTCATGTTAAAAGTTATACCAGACTTTTTCAGTCTGTGTCAACAATTATCGTGCGCCAGCACTCAAATCATATACAAACTTACCACTTTGCATTGCGGTAATGATTGCTTTCTCATTGGCTTCGTACTGTTGACTGGACATCTTAGCCACTTGTGACTCATAAATTACACCATCGGTGTCTTTATTTGTCGGTGCAGATCGCTCACCACGGGTACGAATACCTTGTGCGGCAGAGGTGTCTTCCTTCTTTGATTTCGGCTTATCGATATTACGATCAACCTTATAAAGATCAATGGCACGAGCAGCGGCACGAGCATCGGTATCATTCTCATACAAGGCTTGTTGCACCCACTTAGGTTGCTCATCTGCCCAATCATGAAAGTCATCGGTGTCTCGGATGGTGTCAAAGTCTGGATGAATCTTCAACAGTTCAAGCTCAGCCTTCTCACGTGCTGTTAGCTTCTCTTGCTCATCCAGTGCAGCAAAGCGTTGTTCCATTGAAGCGGTTTGCTCTTTAGCTTTCTTAATGGCAATAGTTTCTACAATCTTTGCCACGTCAGGATATATTGCTGCCCACTTCGCCAAGTCTTCCTCGTTTGTAGGAAGTTTGATTTGTTTCTCGGTAGACTGAGTAAGTTGTGTACGCAAGTCATCAATTTGTTTCTGAAGTGTCAATTGCTGTTGTTGTGAATGGCGACGAAGATCACCATATCTTTTCTTAAAACTCTTCTCTTCTGCTGAAAGATTTGTATCGTCATCATTCTTTTCTTCAGAAGACTCAGCTTTTTCTACATTACCTTCAGACAATTGTTTCAGTTCTTTTTCTTCACGTTCAATACGCTCACGATTAGCGTTGCGTTTACCAAACGGTGCAATTGCCACTGTCTGTGCTTTTTGTTCCAAAACTACTTCAGTCATAAATACCTTTTAAGTTGGGGCTGCGCTGTAGGGAATAATACCGGAGTCAGGTAGCCAATGATGACGGGATGTTATTTATTACCAGTCTGCCCGTCACAGACTCTGGTATCTTTATTGTAGCTTATTTACGAGAAGCTAAACCTTTTTGTTTTGTGGCTTTCTTTGGTTTAGTAACAAAACCACCTTTGGCAAAACCAATACCATCAGCACCGACACCACTAACACCACCATCACTAACACCACCATCACTAACACCTATACCATCAGCGCCAACACCATCAGCAGCAGCAATACCAGCAGCGGCAGCAGCAGCAGCGTCAGCAGCGGCAGCGTCAGCGTCAGCGTTAGCGGCAACAGCACCACCTTCTGCTACGTCACCTTGATCAACAGTGGCAGCAGCGTTAGCGGCAGCAGCAGCGGCAGCAGAAGGAGAAGCCCCACCAATAGTAGCGTCAGCAGCGGCCTGTGAAGCTGCGCCAATAGCAGCATCGGACATACCAGCAGCGGAGGCAGCGGAAGCAGCAGCAGCGGCAGCGGAAGCAGCGGCACCACCTGTGCCTTGTGCGCCACCCGGTGCTGTAGGCGTTGCAGTAGGAGAAGTTAAACCTTCATTATTAGCAGGATTGCTTGTATCGGCTTGTGCTACAGAGACATTCATTGCTGCTTGCTCTGATTCAAAGTTCATATTGTTAACAACAGATTTACCAAACTGTGCTGAGAGTGTGGGAGGCAACCCCATCATCATTCCAAGTACTCCACCCACAACAGAACCCATAGTTGGACTAACAGTATTCGCTACTGGACCTTCTGGTGTCATCGAAATGTTTGGACCAGACGGAGCAGATGGGCTACCACTATCAGCACCCTCACTCGGACCACTATCACCACCACCCGATGTAGGTGTAGTAGTTGTATCAGGAGTAGTTGCATCAGTTGTTGTACTCGCAGCAGACGACTTAACTTTGTATCCAGCAGGAATAGACAACTGAGCTACACCGTTAATAAAAGGAATGTAAATGGTTTGACCAGCATCATTGGTCATTGCTACCATTTCAAAACCCTTCATTGGAGCGTCAGCATAAAGCTGCTTACTGGCTTCACCACCAACATAACCACCCTCGGCATAT